GCAGGTCTTCGGTTGGACACCGCCGAAGCGCATCACCTACCCTTCAATCACTGAGGAGCAGGCCATCGCCATCTGGAATCAGGATGGCGTGGAAGAGGCCCTCGAAATCGCCAAGGCGATCTCTCGAGGCAAGTGGGAACTGGTCCGCGATGAGAGCATGAAGGTCGAGTAACCTCCACCGAGGCGCGCGAAACACACTTCGGAGCACCGGCCCCGTCGCGCCAGCCGGCACTGAATGAAAATAGGGTTTACCTGTTCCTGCTTTGACCTCTTCCATGCCGGGCACGTCTTGATGCTTGAGGAAGCGCGGTCGGTTTGCGACCGCTTGGTCGTGGGCTTGCAGACAGACCCTACCATTGACAGACCGCACAAATGGAAGCCCGTGCAAGGGTTGTTTGAGCGGTTCGTGCAGCTTCGCGGCTGCCGTTTCGTTGACGAGATCGTTGTCTACGAGCGCGAGTATGAACTGATCGACATTTTGCTGGCCTACCCGATCAGCGTGCGCATCATCGGCGCTGACTATATCGGAAAGGACTTTACCGGCAAGGATGAATGCATGAGACGAGGCATCGAGATTTACTACAACAAGCGAGACCATAGATATTCCACAACCGAATTACGAGGACGAATCTATGACCACCGTATTTGATGTTGAAAGCCCGCCGCGATCTTGGCTCAATGAGTGGGTTGAGAACGCTAAGACGAAACAGCAGCTCAAGCAGGTCATCTACGAGCAGCAGGACCGGCTTGATAACTACGTCAAGACTATCGAGCGGCTTGAGAGGGAACGCTCTGAGATACTGCGCTGGCAGGTCGAATCGACCTATATCGACATGATGCAAAAGGGCATCATCCAGCGATACAAGAGCGCGCTCGAGGAGATCGCCAAGTACCAGGGGTCACCGGAGTGCGTGGTACTTGCCGAGACTGCGTTGAGGCCAAGTTGATGGACGCTACACAAGCCTTCGCGTTTGGCTTCGTGGCCGGCCTATTGATCGCGCTGTTGCAGTTCTACCGCAAGCCCTAGCCGTACTTGCGGCGCAGGTAGTCCATGCGCAGCGGCATGAGGTCGAAGTCTCCGCGGCGCACGCCGTTGAGCACGACGATGCCGGACCACTCGGACTTTTGCACGTCGTCTGGGCGATAGTTTTCGTGATCTAGGTAAAACCGCCCCGCGACGAGACCGTGCTTGACGTGATCGGGGTATTGCTTGCTGGCGTAGAGGAACCCCTGCTGGTGGCCCTGCACGAACGACTTGCCGATAGAATTGAGTCGGTTGACGATGGTGCCGCCGATGGGCTTTCCGCTGAACGGGTTGGCGAAATAGTGACAATAGGCCACGCCATCCAATTCCACGATCTTCAAGAATCGGTGCCGCTCCCAATCTAGCGTCTGGCAGTTCTGGCTTCCGATAATCCCTTGCCACTTTGGGTCGTTCTTGGCGATACGATTCGCCCGGTTCTCGTGGTTGCCCTCGAGGAATACCCGCCGCGGCTGCCATGTCTTGCTGCGCGAACGCTTGACGTAACTGTCGAGCAGCCGGAAGGCTTTATTGCCGGCGTCGATGTCCTCCTGATACCGGGCACCCTCAAGCTCTGCGCTACCCTTCTCGGCGTGGCTATTGAGCGACGGCAGGTCCCACCAGTCACCGAGGCAAATGATGACGTCTGGGCGATAGTCGAGGATCGCCTCACCGGCCCACTTGATATGCTCTGTTTTTGCCCCCGGCTTAACCTGCGCGTCGGGGATGATGAGGTGGCGTCTCATTCCATCGTGGTCAACATCTGCTGGAGCAAATGCCCCAGCCTGTCAACAAATTGCTCATCCCGTGATAGGTCGTCTGTTTTTGGCAGGGGGCCATATCCCGCCACGTCAAGCATGGCATGGAGAGCCTCATGCGCCCAAACCTGCTGACGTGCCGACCCTCGCACGCCACTCACAATTTCTATGCGGTTTTTCTCCGGCAGCCAGATGCCGATGCAGTCCTTCCCGTGCTTCCACTTCGCACGCGGGACTGTCCGCACCTCAATCGTATGGCCGGCTAGTTGGAACTTTTTGGGGATACCGTCTGATCGGACGGGGAGGCCCACCTCTGCAACGCCCTCAACCGCGCGCTTACGGTGTCGCATTGGTAGGCGAGGTCTCGGAGGGCCGCAAGATCGCCTCGAGGCGCTCCTGGAAGGCTCCCGGCGGCGGGGGTGGCTCCAGCAGCACCTTCGGTGGCTGGGCCGGCTGCGGGCACGTCAGGGGCGTCTGAGAAGCACACCCTGACAGGAGGGCGGTCACGCAGAACGCGACGTAGACCAGCGATTTCTCGGCTATAAGCATTGACGGCATCCTCTGCTTTCTTTGCATTGGCGCGCTCAATCTCTAGAACAGCCAATAGGTTATCACGCTCTCTTGACACCCTGTCAAGTTCTGGGCGTATTTCGTTGCGCCCGGCTTCCTTGAGGCTGTGGGGTATCCACAGAAACAAAGCGGCCACGGCCGCGCCGGCCACGAGCTTGAGGCCGTGCCGCAGCAGGAAGGCGGCGATCATTTTTCGGAGAGCGGCTGCGTCGTCACGGCGCGCAGGGCGAGGTTGGCGATGGCACCAGAGGCCAGCACCGCCGCCGACACCTGCGGCCCGAATAGGGTCGTGAGGTGGCTGCCGATCAGTTCCAGCCCGCCGAGCACGGCGAGGGCTACGTTCCACCAAACCGTCTTGGACTTCAATGCACCCTTAATCATTTGATTCCCTCATGCTCAATGCTCATATGATTACCGTCTTGAAATCTGCCGCCCCATCTTGCGTCAAGTGCTTGCTTTTCCCACCATTCGCCTAGCGGCCTATAGTCTTCTGTCGCAGTTAGGTACTTACCGTTTTTGAATAGGTTTATATCTATAGCCAGCCGGTTCTTGTGCGCACTCTTAGGATGCCCGTACCCCATCTTCACCCCAAGCGCGCCATGCACTCGAGGGTCGCGGAAGGCGTCACCGAGCGTGACCTCAAAGCCCAACTCGTGGGCCTTGTCGATCAGCCGCGCGACCATCTTGGCGAACCGGCGCTGCTTCTGTCCGAGGGATTCGCTCATCTAGCGGGTCTCGGGACTATGCGGCTCAAATCAGTAGCAGCCCGTCTCCTTAATTCCTCCGCTGCGCTAATAGTCGGCCCCGGCGCATTCTCTCCCGGTAAGATTGTAAATCCTAACGGGAGAGGATAAGGAGACTGAGGTTGGGGCGGTTGTTGCGCCCCGGCAGTCGTCATTGCAGCAGCGGTCGATGACAACAAGCCACCTGGTCCTTGCGTCGGTCGTCGAACTAATGACTGCTGCATACTCGGGCCTAATACTGATTGTCGTGAAACGTATCGGGCGCCTGGATAAGCCAATCCTCCAAGCGCACTCAAGGCGGCATACGGATTGGTAACCCCAGCCAAGAATGGAGCAGTACCGAGACTGGTTCCAAGCATAGCTGCTATGGCAGCATCTAAATTAGATACTTGGCTTGCCTTTATTTCTTGTGCCGCAGATGGGAAAGCGCCGCCGAATCTGGCAATAACCGACAATTCTCCCGTAAGAGGCTTCCTTCGGTTTAATTCTTTTGTAAGAGAGCTTGCTACGACATTTCCGGTTGATGGGTTCATGGCAGCTTCAACAGAATGACTTTTTGCAATCAATCTGCGAGCATTTTTGAATTCTTGCACTAATTCTGGGACGCCTTGTCTTGTCAATTCGCGTTCCATCAAATCCTCAAGAATCTCTGCCGCATCAATTTGTGCATTTCCCAGCTCCCGTTGCGCAGGAGAGGCAACTCCAAATTTGAGATTTTCTTTTGCTTGAAATCTAAGTCTTTTTACGGTATCTACCAATCCCTTAGATGTGAACTGACCCTCTGTAAGTCCTTTCACTAAATTTGCGACTTCTTTCATCCCCGCCAAGTCAAGTTCTGGGAAATCACGAGCGATCTGGGTGGCATCTTCTTCAAGAGCCACAAGATCATTTATATATTGATTGTCAGCGGAGAAAGTTCTGTCATTTTTTATTTTTTCATAAACCCTTCCGGCGTTCCTTCTGACTTCTTGAACGGCGGCAGGAGACAAAGGCTGGTCCTCTGGAAGCCCCAATGCTCGAGCAGCAAGCCTATTTGTTACATTCTGATTTCTTTCAGATGCAGCCTGTTGCGTCATCACTTTGCCAGAGACAGTCTCTCTAACAGTGCTTTTCCCAACCGTTGCGGGAGGGATTACATACCCAGCGTCAATCGCTTCGTTAATTAAAAGATCACGCATATCCTGCTGACCCATAAATTGGGTTTCAGCAACTTTTTGAAGTCTTTGCGGAAGCAGACTGGTTAGCTGGGTTCTTGCCTCTGGGACCCCGCCAGCCAATGCCGTTACTCCAGTTTCTAAAATTCCTTGAGGCTCGGGGAAGCCAGCCTGTGTCAAGGATTGGCTAATGGCTTCAGATGGCTGCCTGAGTCTATTACCAGTTGCCAAGTTGTACGCGGCAACCGCCGCATCAAGCGGCAATCCGACAAGGCTAGAAGGGCCTTGTAGCATCCCTCTCGCAGTCAGCCCGGTCATTCTGCCAAGCTGCCCGCTCATTGTTCGCCCCAAGATGGTCTCTTCTGGAGAGACAAAAGGAAAACCTGCCACAGTGCGGGCAACTTCGCTGGCTCTAGAAGGCTGCTTTTTTTGCTCATCTTTTTGAGGGATAAGCATGAATCCAGGAGGTAGTTCGGATGCCATCTTTATCACCCTTTACTGAATCGGCTGACCAGTTCTTTCGTTAATCCAACGCCCATTCCTAAACACGGCAGTGGTCCTGCCGTCTACGCTGACTGCTCTAGCGCCTTCCTTGATTGTTTGCAATGGCGGTCGAGTCGGCTTTTCTATCCTGTTCTTCGGAATTCCCATTGCTCGGAAGTAGTCATCTAACTCTCCGCGCGATACCCGATCATTGTACCGATCAATGATCTTGCTCATCACGTTCGCGCGAATTTCGGTCATTCGCTTTAATGTCTGCTGATTGAGAGAGATTGTTCCAGTAATAACTTGGCGCAAAAACTCTCGCTCTGCCGGCGTGTCTAACCCTCTTGCGCCAACACCGAGAGCGCCGAGTTGGGCAAAAACCTCAGACCCAAGCAGTGCATCAAGCACTTCTGTGTCAGAAATTCTCTTGTCTTCTCTACCTGCAATTTTTTGAGCAATTCTTGCGACATTTAGCTCTGTTTCCGCCAAGGCTCCTGTGAATGGTTGCCCGGTCTCAATAACGCTCAATGTGTCATAAACCTTGACAAGCCCGTCTGCTGCGCTTTGTGCGGCCTTGAATGCAGCATCTTGAGATTCAAACCTAGTCTTTCCCGCAATCTTTTCATATTCAGTTTGGCCAACTTGTCCTGGGATTGAAATGCGAGGGGCGCTAGCTCCTTTAATGTCACGCAAATAATCCATGAAACTGCCCGTGTATCCTTGAGCAGCGGCAACACGATACTCTTTCATGTCATCCGTCATGGATGGGGCAGATGGGGCTTGGTTAAATTGCCCAGAAATCGGCCTGTAGATGGATGATCCAACAACTCTCCCGGTTGCCTCTTCTTGTGCAAGTTGAGCAAGTTCAGGTGAGATTTGCATTACATCACGCCCAGCTTGCGTCCCGTACAAACTCCTCAAGACTTCTCTTGGGTCTTGCTGGATGAGTTTTGCTGTAACTGGCGTAGGTTCTTCTCCTGGCTGTAACCCTTCAATGGCTTTTGCCCCACCAAAGAGCCGCGCAGAGATGCGGGTCATTTCTTCTTCCGCGGCCTTCTGCCGACGCTCCATCTCCCCCTGATTACGCTGCGCCGCTCGAGCGGCGACGACGTTGCTGAGTGCGGTAGAGCCAGCGCCGGGGTCAACCATGCCACGCCCGATCACGCCGATGATGGAGCGGCGTGCTGCCGCCTTCTCCTCCGGCGTCATGGTTGAGATGTCTTCGCCAAGGAGTCCGCCGACATATCGGTCGAACCCTTTGCCGAGGCGCTTTAACAATCCTTCACGCTCTGCCATATATCACCTCAATCGAAGAGCAGACCGCGAGTTTTGCGGCCGCCGTAAGAGCCATAGAGGCCGCTATACATCTGCATCGGGCTGACGCCCTGCGGCATGATGGGCTTTAAGGAAACGAACCGCTCAAGGTCCATCTCTGAACCGGGTGCGCCTTCTTGGACAGCAAACGGATTTGACGGGTCAACGCCGAATGCTCCGCTAGATAGGCCGCGCATAACGCCGCGACCAATGGCACCGGACTTTTCGTATCTGTCGCCATATCGCTCGCGCGCCCCGGCCTCAGACTCCTCTCCAGCCCGTCTAGCACGCTCGCCGAGTTTCTTGAAGAAATCCATGTTATGCCTTCCTGCGGCGCTTGCCGCCTTCTACTTTCTTGTCCAGTTCCTTAACGGCCTCGGTCAACAGACCGACAAGTTGCGGCAGGTTGTACTGCCTCATCCCATCCGACTCACGGCGCGAGACTGCCTCGGGCATGACCTTCTCGATGGACTGCGCAGACATCCCCATGTCTTCCTCGCCGCCCTTGTCCTCGCCCTCGTTCTCGCTGTAGCCATCCTCCCACTCGAACTCGATGCCCTTGAGTCGGTTAACCTTGTCGAGCGGGTTCTTGATGCCCTTGATGTTTTTCTTCATGTTCTCGTCAGAACCAAACGCGGCAGCAACCCTTCCTGCCATTTCCCAATAACTCGGGCGGCTCGTCACCGTCCCAGTGACGGTCTGGTTCATCGGGCTCGCCTGCACCGCACCCTGCCGAATCGCAAGCTGCTGTAGCGGGAACTGCTGCCGGCGCAGGTCCTCCTCGCGCTGCGCATTCAAGTATTGCTGATACAAGCTCTGCTGCGCCGTACCAATGCCCGTCAACGCCGCCGCAGCGCCGTATCGGTTCTGAAGTGCAGACTGCCCGAGGTCGGCCAACTGACCGCCAGCGCGGAGCTGGAACTGCGCGCCCTCCAACTGCGCCTGCTGGTTACGAGCCGCGGCATCCAGCATCGCCTGCTGGTTGGCCTGCTCTGCCGTGAGGCCCATGCGCATATAGTCCTGCACCGCTTGCTGGTTCGCCATGCCGGCACGAAGCCCAGACTCCACGTTAAACTGCTCCGCGGCAGAACCCATACGCTGCGCCTCGAGCGCCGCCTCGCGTGAGGCAAGATCAGCACGCAGGGCGGACTCAACATTGGTGGTCTCGGCCGTGAGGCCAAGTTGCGCCAAGCGCAGGTCTCGCTCTTGGTTGCTGATCTGACCGCGCTGAGCCAACTCCATGACGTTCTGCACAGCCGCCTGATTCGCCAGCCGAGCCTGCTGCTCGCGCGCCACGTCCGACTCGCGTAGCCCAGCGGCCTCGCTGAACGCTCGCGCACGCTGCTCGGCGACAAAGCGGTTACGCTCCCGCGCCGCCTCTCCTGCCGCGATACCCTCCTCAATCGCCGCACGCGAGCCGCCAAAGGCACGGGCCGCCGTAGCGCGCGCAGAGCGGCCGGCACGCGCTTGTTCCTCTGCGCGAGAGATGTCGCCAAGCCCAGCCTCAATTACCGCTTGCTGGTACGGGTTCATGTACCGGCCAAGGTCTTGCTCGAGGAACCCCGCCGCCTGCACCGTGGGAGCCGCACCCGGCGCTGCGATGTCGCGCGCTGCGAAGGTGGTGCCCACACGGCCGGCGGTGACGGGGGATACCCCGAAGGTGGTGCCAACGCGCCCAGCGCTTACTCGCTCAGGGCCACCAGCCAAGGAGGCCCCTATACGCTCGGCGCTGATCTGCCCCGGCTGGAAGCCCATGAGCCCGTAGGCAGACCGTGCGGCGGCCTCCACCTCCGGCACAAACCCGCCCTCCTGGGCGATCCGGCGCGTCATCTCCTCGCCGGCCATGTAATCGCGCGTGAACGGCGCGACCATGAGGCCACGGTAGGGCTCATACGGGATCGCCGCGACATCCTCCGCAAACTGCAAGTTTTGCAGGACGCGGTTATAGATTTGCGGATCAATCTCCGTCTTGGAGACTTCCTTCTTCTTGGACTGGAACAGCTTGCTCATAGTCTTTTCTCAAGCACCACCGCGGTGCGTTTGTAGCCCTCGAGCGCCCTCTGCCAACCGGGGCGTCCCATAATCAGCATCGTGTCGCAGTTGATCTCACGCGCCCAACTTTCAATCACCGGGCGGATGGTCTCGTCGATCTCTTGCAGATCGCCTGCGCCAAGGATGACCGTCAACTGCTTAATGCGCGGGAAGACGTCAATCGTCGTCACCACGCATGAGTTCTCAGACGACCAGAACTGAAACTCGCCGCGCTTGATGGAATCAACGACGTCGGCATAGTTCATCTGCCCGTACCCTTCCGCCAGAGCTCGCTCAATCGGCTCTCGGAATCGCACGACATATTCCATATCATCGACTTCTTCTTCCATCATCGCTCGCCACCTGCGACGGCATCGAGGCGCATCACGCCTACCCGCCAGTCGGTCATGGAATCCCCTGTGACCTTCATCTCCACCTGCCGCCCGCTGAAGCGCACCGGCGTGTAGGCACTGTCGATGGTGTAGGTCTTGACCACCTCAGACCCAATCGGCGTGAATCGCGTCTTGAACTGCACGCCCACCGAGCCCTGCGTGTTCTCATCGGCAATCAACTGCCGTGCCACCATGATCCGATCACCCGTGCCAAACTCAATCGGCCCAGTCTGCGCATAGGGCGTGGCACCGTCGTAGGTCACGCCGACCTCATGCTCATAGATGTAGCCATCGGAAGAAACCATGAGCGGGTAGTTGAACACCCCGCGGTCGGTGCCGGCCGTGCGCGCAAGCGAGCCGATGGTCCAGTGCCCCTCGCGGTAGTTGTAGGCGACATAGGAGTCCACCTCGGTGTTGGCGGTGCTGGGGTAAAACCACCACACCTCACCGAATTGATTGTTTCCGATGGCGTATACCTTAGAGCGTTGCGCTTGCGAGAGGTTACCCACCACATAGTCAAGCACGTCGCACTTGAGCGGTCGCACGAAGCCATCGTACATGAAAAAGCCAGCCGGCGACCACCAGTAGGCGACTGACTCAACAGCCGCCACGGCCTGCGCGGAGATCAGTCCGCATCCGGTGGCGATACGCTCAAAGCCGTAGACGTAGGGAGGCCCCTGATACTGCGCCGTGTGTACGTCCACGTCGGTGAAGATCAGGTTCACGCCGCGCAGGCGCTTGCCGGCCACAATCGACCCGGTGGTCTCAAGTTCAATGTCTCCGGCCTGATTCGTGATCGCCGGGGTCCACATCGTGTTGTCTTCCTGGTCCGACCACTGCACCTTGCGCGCATTACCACCAGCGCCGAGTGCAAACACGAACCGCTCTGCCGTAACGAGCACGGCCTTGTTACTGACGGGCGCGTTGGTCAACGCAACGCCGTCGTTGGCCGTGTTCAAGCCCCACTCGTAAATCTTGCCGTCCGCGTTGGAGCAGGCAAGCAAATACTCGCCCCAGTTATCTAGGCTCCACGTCGTGGCAGGCGTTGAGGTGCCAGTATCGGTGCGCGGGGTGCCGTAGGCAAAAAGCCCGAATGGGCCGCCGCCGTAGGCAAGGTTGAGCGTGGCATCTGCGTTGCCTGCCGTAAAGCCAGCAGGGGTGATGTCCGTCAGCGTCCCCGCCTCGTTCATCACATAGAGTTTGCTGTGCGTCCCGGCGGCCATCCAACGCGCATTGGCATTGGTGCGCCACGCGAGGAACCCGCGGCACTTGCCCGTCATCTGGCTGCTCGAGCGCTTACGCCAGCCGCCCACTGGGCGCATGGTGCCCTCATACCAGCGCACGAGGCTAGCATCGCGCCAGCGTCCCTTGCTCTGGTAGTCGGTGCCGTTGCGATAGACACCGGGCTGCAAATTGAGTGGAACTAACGCCAAGGCGTTACTCCTTTGGTGATACTGAGAACCAACCCTTAATTAGCCCAACCAGTAGTGCCAGCGCGGCACCGAGTCCGGCCAGCCACTTGATGAAGGCAACCAGGTTTTCTGCTGTTTTCCACGCCGCCGCGAGTTGCTTCACGTCCGCCTTGAGTTCCGACAGGTCTGACTGTAGCAACTCAAGGTCTTTTCGCAGCATTGCGAGTTCCACTTCATTCTCCGACATGGCCTACTCCGCAGGCTTCTCTTGAGGCTTAGGCAGCAATGGCTCGACCTGCGCCTTCAGTTTTACGAATAGCGGATACGCCCCTTGTGAGGTCGGCAATGAGCCGATCAGGTTCACCACGGCAACGGCCTCTTCCAAGGTCATTTCCAACTTGGCTAGGTCCATGGTCAGGCTCCTTTCAGCGCAGCCACTTCGGCTTCCAGTTTCTCAATGCGGGCCATGGCTTCTTGCAGCGCCTTGATGGCGGCGAATGTAATGTCCTTGGTGTAGACCGTCTTGAGCGGTTCCTCGCCTTCCGGCGTCTCGCCAAAGCCATCCGTATCTACCCACACCGGCTCAACGGCTTCAACCTGCTGCGCGATGACACCGACGTTCAAATCGTCGTGCGTCTGGTCGTTGTACTTGTACGTGACAATTTCCAACGCTCCGATCTTGCCCCACATGGACGCTGCAGGAGCAATGTCCTTCTTGGTGCGTGCGTCAGACAGGTCTACGTTGTTGGACTGGTAGTTAGCCAAGCCGCCGTTGGAGCGAATTGTTGCTCTTATTGCACCAGTATCATCGCACCTTAAAAATTCGTTTCCTGTGCCGTTTGGAGCGGCCCCCGTATAAGAAAGAAGAAGGCCATACGGAGAAGCGTTGCTGTTGTAGTTGCGAGTTAAATAATTTGCAACGCTTCCTGTAATGTATAACTTTTCACTTGCGACTGCACTCGTTGCTCCAACAAGAAACTCCCCCCCGCTCGTGATGCGTGCGCGTTCGGTGGGAGTCGTTGATGTACCATTTGAAGACGTACCAAATACCAATGCGCCGCCGTTGTTAGTACCGGCGTTAGGGTTAAGACCCCAAATTGCTGCGGAGCGTTCTTGACCGCCGAACGTATTGCCTAAAACAAAGTCAATACGAGCGATGTTGGTTGCGCTGGCGGAAGAGCCGTTAACAAGAGCAAGGCCAGTAGAACTACTGCTCCAAGAACCATATAGCGCCATTCCGGAACTGACGTAGGTTGAAGGCGAAGTCGTGCCCAGCCCGAGGTTGCCGGAGTTGGATACAGTCAAAACATCAACAGGCGCAGAATCCGTCTGCGATGTATTCATTTGCAAAGTTACGGTCTGGCGATAATCGCTTGTGCCCGTATATTTCCATTGCGTTCTGGCATTCGTTGCATTAGCAACAGGATACCGAATCATTTGATATACCGTTGCGCCAATGCCGGACAACGTTTGATTTATGTTTCCGTTTATATCTAACTTTTCTACAGGCGAACTAGTGCCGATGCCGACGTTGTTGGCAGAGGCGTCAACAAATAAGCAGTTTGCGTCCGTGTCGGATTCGACGCGGAAGTCCTTATCGGCACCGCTGTCATTGATGACAACAGCCGTGTCAAGATTACAGGTGCCAGTCACCTTCAGCGTCTTGCCGGAGCCGACCTGCACGCCAACCGAGGTGCCAGTGCCGTCATCCTTGAAGATGCCGTCGATCACGTCGAAGTTGGTGTTCAGCTTTCCACCCCAAGTATCGGCAGATGCGCCGACCTCCGGCTTGGTCAGTGAAAGGTTGGTAGTAGTTGAGTCAGCCATCTGTCGTTACCTCAAGCGGCCTGCAAATAGGCCGGGTGTGTTTTCTCTGTCCAAGTCTCCGCCGTGTCTGCGACGGGCGTCCATGTTTCAGATGTGTCAGTGATCGGCGTCCAAGAGGCAGAGGTGTCGGGCAACGCGCCCCACGACTCAGCCGTATCGGATTGTGCTACCCAAGTTTCTGGCGTGTCGCTCTCCGGCTCCCACTTGAGCCGAGCGGTGCACGTCGCGGTGGCGGTTGCCGCCGCGGTGGCTGCGCATACTCGCAGCCTGAGAATCGTCGCCGTCGCCGTAGCGGCGGCAGAGGCGCTCGAGGCGGCCGTGCGCACCCTCTCGATGCTGGCACTGGCCGTCGCCGCGGCAGCGGCACTCGAGGCCGAATCGCGCACCCGCACCGCATCTGCCGTGGCCGTCGCGGCCGCCGCACCAGAGGCGGCAAAGGAGATGACGTTGTATTCGTAGGTGCCGCGGCCGTAGAGGCCAGCGCCGTATCCCAGAATGCCCATCGTGCCGGAGGCTGCGAACGTATCCGCACCCGTCTCGGCAGCCGCCAAGGCACCCTGCACCAGAACCGATCCCGTCGCAGACAGGGTATCGGTGCCAGTTTCCGTAGCATCTATCGTACCACGAATCAAGACCCCGCCGGTGCCGGCGAAGGTGTCTGTGCCCGTCTCGGTGGCGGCGAGCGTACCCTGTACGATGACCTTGCCTGAGGCAGAGAAGGCGTCAGAGCCACTCTCCGTGGCCGCGAGCGAGCCTTGGACGATTACATCGCCCGTGGCCGCGAAGGTATCGGAGCCGCTCTCGGTGGCGGCAAGGCTACCCTTCACCACCACGCCGCCCGTGGCGGCAAAGGTATCAGCACCCGTCTCCGTCGCCGCCAAAGCGCCAGCGATACGCACCCCACCCGAGGCGGAGAAGGTATCGCTGCCACTCTCAACGGCGGCAAGATCACCAGTGATGGCAAGCGTCGAACCACTTGCCGAGAAGGTATCGTTACCCGTCTCGACGGCCGCCAGAGACCCCTGCACCAGCACGGTACCGGAGGCGGCAAATGTGTCTGCCCCCGTCTCTGTGGCCGCCAGCGTGCCCTGCACGATGATCTGGCCGGTAGCAGCAAAGGTGTCGCTGCCCGTCTCGCTGGCCGCGAGACTGCCTTGAACAATAACCTGCCCAGTCGCGGCAAAGGTGTCCGCGCCGGTCTCTACTGCCGCCAGAGAACCTTGGACTAAAACGCTACCGGAAGCCGCAAAGGTATCCGCGCCGGTCTCGACGGCGGCCATGTCTCCGGTGATGGCACCAGCGCCCTGCGATTTAAGTAGCAGCAGAAGCATGGATTATCTCGGCCAGGGGATGATGCCAGCCCCGATCAGGTCCCTAAGCAACGCGGTCGGAGGCGCGCTCGTGTCTAACTCAAGCCCGACTTCGTTGTGGTCAATCAGCGCGCCGCCAGACCATGAGAAGAGCGTGGCCGTGTTGCCAGAGTTGTCCCAACACACTTCGATGCCGGTGGTCGGAGTCGCCCAGCCGGTGTCGTCCGCTTCCGTGAAGCCTGTCGGCGGGGTGACGCCAGCCGGGTTGTCCTCGCCAAGCACCGCAAGAACAATCGGGTTGTTCGTATTCGTCGTCGCATTAAAGGTCAGCGTCGGCGGGTTTTCGGTTTGGGTGTCCTCGCCCTTTGACTGCTTGATCGCCTGAGAGCCGACTCTGGTCATGCCAGAGAAGCGCAATACCGTCAGGCCGCCGCCCGTGTCTCCCGTGTTGGTACAGGTAAACGTGGTCGATGTGCCAGAGCCGACCAATGCGTTGCGAATTGAAATCCACAGGGCACCGCCAGTACCACCGCCCTGAGACATCGGCACCGTCGCCGTGCCAATGCGGTGGTACGTTCCGAGGCCGTCCGCGTTGTTGTCCGTGATGGTGCTGTTATCGCCGGATGCCCAGCCGGACATCCCATGCACCACGACGATTAGATCATTAACGGCAGGCGTAGCGACGACAGTCTTGTTGCCTGCCGTTGTGTTCCAAGTGCCGCCAGCGTCGGTGCCGGTCGCCACGGTTACGACTCGATGGTGTAGTAACTAAACGTCACGGCGAGGTTGCCACCAACAGGGTCCTCGCAAGTCAATCGCAGCTCCTCACCATCACCGCCGATGCCAAGAATCCCACCGCCGTTGCCGAGCACGATGCCGGAGCCTGCGGCAATCCCAGGATGGTCCAGCAAGACGCCATTCGCGCCAGTCGTTGAGTCGGCAGGAATCGTGGTCGCACCGAATCCGATCTTGACTGCAATACCATCGGCAGTCGTGACGGCAAAGTCTACGGTCACGGAGATGGCCGTGACGACAACTTTCGTGCCACTGGCAATCGTGCCGACCATGCTGGCATCGGTTTGAGGCCCCGCAGCGTCGGTGATATGCACCGAGCGCGTGATGATGTTTGGGTGGCCGCCAATGTTGAACAGGATGCCGTGACGGTTGGCATACAGATCGGTGCGATCTGCGGCCGTTACTGCGGCCGGGTTTGCTCCGTGGGCAATAGCCTTCGCGCCGATCTTCATCGGGCTGCCGCTGTCGGCAGTATCGTGAGCAACGTCACCCTGCGTCGTGACCGTGCCACCCACTCGGGTCACGTCAACGTCTAGGCCGTTGGTAATGTCTCCGCGAATGCGATCCCATGTGCTGCCGTTGTATAGGTAATTGCGCCCCTCAACGTGCAGGCAGTTGACCGTGTTGGCCTCTGAGTCACCGGGTGCCGTGTCAATGCTGACGGCATTGGTGCCATCGCCAACCTGCACCTGACCACCCACTCGAGTGACATCCACGTCCATGCCGTTCGTGATGTCGCCACGCACGCGGTCCCACGTCGTGCCGTTGTAGATGTAGGTGCGCCCCTCGACGTGTATCGCGTTGCCGCTGTTCGGCTCGGCGTCTGCGGGGTCTACGTCAATGGTAACGGCGTTTGTCCCATCGCCGACAGGAAGCACCGTATTCTTGACGTCAACCGCCAATCCGTTCGTACCATCGGCAGGCACGAGCGAGCGAGAGCCATCGGTGGAGATGGCAAGTTTGACAATTTGAACGTGCTCGCCCGTCCCCGTCACCTGATCGGTGGCGATGTCCGTGCCTGTGCCTGCCGTGATGGCAACATTGTCAGCCATGAGCTACCTCGCCGCCGATTAGGCGTGCGTGATCGTGGCGCTGTTGATCGTGACCGTCTGACCGGCCGTGACGCTCACCGAGTCAAGGTTGATGTCGGAGGCCGACGTTCCAACGGTGAGCCCGGTGATGATGTCGGTGCCGTTGCTGTCGCGGATGCGAGCAGCAGCCGCCGTGCCGGTGTTGTTGGCCGACGTATCCGACTTCGGGAAGCCGGAGAGCGTCAGCACGCCGCCAGAGGCCGCAGCCGCGCAGGGGTCGTTCAGCGTGAACTCTGCGAGCACGGTCGCCATGCTGGTCGTGCCGATCTGCAACACGCCGGCACCAGAGCCGCCGTCGATCTGCGCCGCCACTGCGTCCATCCGCGCATTCTTCACTGCCGTCGTATAAGTAACTGCCATTTCCTAGTCCTCAGTCCAAAGTGATGTCCAAGTCTCCGGCCGGAAGCCGAAGAGCGTCTCCAGAGTCGATGGCCTTCGATGCGGACAGCGCCGCATAGGCCAACAAGTTCCCGCCGCTTGAGTTGTCCAACACGCCAACGTGCGTGATGGTGCCCCAGTTCGCAGTCGCCACCGGGAACTCTACGGCGCTGGTGTTGGAGGCAAGGTTGTTCGTGATCGTGAAGGCGACCGTCTGCCGTGCATAACTGCCGCCAGAGACCTCGGTGCCGGTGTTCCCCTCGCCAGGGGAAGTCGTGTAGAGACCAAGGTACAAAGTCGCCGGGGCGCTATAAGCCACGCCACCGAAGACGTGGCCCATGACCTTGTTCTCAAGGTAATTGGAAAATGCACTCACGGAATCACCCTCGTCGGCTTGACGGTCATCGCCAGTCTGCCTTGGC